ATGGATCAGCTAAAAACGTGGCTCTTAAAGTTTCTCCAGTTTTTGTTCTAAAGCCTAATAATGCAGAAGTTAATCCTTTTATTTCTTCTTTTGAGATTGCCTGATCTGAACTAATTGCAATAATTTTTGCTAGACTTTCTGAATTAGCAGTTTGAGCTTGGATAACAGTTTGTAACCTAGCTAGTTCATCTCTAATATTTTGTATATTTCCACCTTCTATTGCGCTAATTAGATTTTTTCTGTATTCATCTGGAGCTACCTCTAATATCTTAGAAAGAGATTCATTTGATTCTGCTAGTACTTTAGCTCTATCTGCTGAATTTAAAGTAGAAGATTCTAGTTTTTCTAGTGCTATATTATAATTTGAAAGTTGAGAAGAGAATTGCTCTAAAATATCTTTATTTTTCTCAGCTTCTACAATTGCTTCTTTTTGAGTTTTAGTTAATGTGTCAAATGCCCCAGTTAAACCATAGCCCAAACCTATTGCTGTACTACTTAAAAATGCTTTTTTTCCACCACCAAAAGCTGCTGCACTTGCTCCAAATGATAATGCCCCAACTCCAGCTTGAGCTATAGCTTTACCTCTTTCGTCTTCTATAGAATCAACAATTCTTTGACCAACTTTATCAATAAGCGTATATATCGCAATACTAAGGACAGATCTTACTAATTGAGATCCTAAAATTGAAGCTCCTCCCGCAGCTATAGCTGGAAGAACAAAGTTAGGAATAAATCCATCAGAAGCTCCTGCGCTTTTAGCCCTTGAACCACTGTATCTTGATACTCCTTGACTTAAACCAAGAGGTTCATCTTTTGTATTATATATTCCAAGACCTAATGGATTATAAGCAGAGGTTAATCTTTTATCTCTGCCTATTCTTATTTTAGATGGAGATACTCCGGCTGCTAGTTCTCTGTCAATAGACTCACTTAGAGCTGCAAAATTAGGAATAAAACCTTGCGAAGCTAATTTTCTAGTTACTGGTTTTGGTAGACCAGCTACGCCAGAACCAACTTGATAAGCTTTTTGTATAATTTCTCTTGCAGAATTTGTATCAACTGTTCTCTTCGCATCTGCTTTTGTTACAAATGGAAAGAATCCAAAAGTTTTATTAAATTGTTGAGAAGGAGAACCATATTCTTCAAAATCAAAAGGTTTTTGGGCTAAGTCTTGATTAAAAGCTTTTTCTAATGCTCCTGTACCTTTTTTAGTAGCTAAATTAACTGCCGCCTCAAAAATAGAACCTTCTGTTCCTGGAGGAAATAAATTAATATTTCCACGCCCAGAAGATTGTAATAAACTAAGAAATTTTTTATCGGGATTTACTTTACCAAAAATAGTTGAAGCTAATTGTGTTAATGGATTTGCGAATAGAGAATTAATTGATCTTGAGAATTCTCCCTTTTGAGAAAGTGCATTATTTCTTAAATCGTCAATAGTTCTTCCCTGTATTCCAGTAAATCTAACTGATCTTGGATCATTTGGATATCCAAGTTGAGCAAAAGTTGTACTTGGATTAAATGGACCCCGTCCACCAGTTACTCCAACAACTCCAAGTTTACTTGCGTTATATTCAACTGTTCCACCTAATAATTGACCTTGTCTTTTTTGTTTTAATGCTGCTGCAATTTGATCTCTCTGAGCTTTGGTATAATTTGTTAAATTAGGTCTATTTCCTTTTAGAATTTCATTAGTAATCGAAGTAACTCTTTGTGGTGTAAGTGGAGCAAAATTTGGTATAAATCCATCAAAAGCATATGGATTAAATCCATATATTGAGCCAAACGCGTCTTTATAATTTTTACCGGCAACGCTTTGGCCAGGAGGCATAATAGCTGGTTGACTTAATCCTGGAAATTTTTTTACTTTTTCTGCACTATTGTAAATTACAGGACCTTCTCCAGGAATATTCATTCTTCGAATATTTCCTGGATTATATCCTCCAGCTAATGCACCAAAGATTTCGCCCATTGCGAAATTAGGTATAAATCCAGAACTTTTAGTTCTTAATGTACCACCCTTAGTTGTAACACCTTTTCCAAGTAAACCTCCTGCAATTGTTGTTGAAATCGCAGCAGCCCTTTCTCTTTCTAATGTTTGCTGACGAATAATATTTAATATTTTATTTTCAACATCTAAAACACTAATCTGTTTGTTGTAAACTGCTGCTACTAATGCTGGTTCTTGAGCTAAGACTTGATTTATTCTTGTTTGTATCTGCGCTCTCTGTTCTGCTTGAGTATTAAGATTTAAAAGCGTTTGTAATGATTGACTGGCAAATTTAGCTAAATTAATTACTAATTTACCAATAACAGCAGTAGCCAAAATTACTCCTGGACCACTTATAAATGCGCCTATACCTTCTAAAATTCCTCTAGCAATTTTACCACCAGCTGTTTGAGCTTCTACATCTAAACTTTCTAGTCCTTTATTTAAAGTATTTAATAAATTTTCAAATGTAGGTTGAAATGAAATCCTACCGATATCAGATCCTACTTTCGTAAGATTAACAAATGTTTTATTAATTAATGCGGATAAAGTTTGATTTAAAGCTTCATTTCTTTGTATAGCTTCATCTGTCGCTCCAGAAGCAGTTCTTAAAGCATTATTATATACAGAATATTCTTTTTGTAAATCACCTAAAGCTGCCCTTAAAATATTAATTTGAAATACGCCGCCAACAGTTTCAGCTACTTGCGCTCTTTGAGAATCACTTAAGGTATTAAATGTACTAGCAAGATTAGATAAAATAGTAATTGCAGGTAAAGTATTACCCTCTAGCGTTCTTACTTCAATTCCTAATCTTTCTAATTGATCAAGAGTATCAGTTCTTTGTATTCTTGTAAAAATAGTCTTTAAGGAGTTACCAATAACTGATCCACCTCTAGCGGTTGTTTGCTGAACGCTTGTAACAATTGCTAACAATTGATCGAAATCTACACCAACATCTTGAGCAGAACTTCCAACTCGTTTAATAGCTTCTGCTAAGTCTGCTGAACTGACTGCAAATGCAGCGTCAACATTGGCTAATTTATTAATAATAGTTGTAGAATCTAAAGCTGCATTACTAAAGCTGTTAATTGTAGCGGTTAGTGCTTCTACAGCGCTAACAGTATCTAGACCACTAAGACGAGTTAGAACAAGTGCGTCTCTTGTTCTCTTAAGTGTCTCTTCTAAACCTAAGCCTTGACGCGAAAACTCTGTTGCAGCTTGAGCGACTGTATCAAAAGATTGAGCGGTATTTTTAGCAATATCAAATAATTGACCTCCGAAATTTTGAAGAGTTTTATTACTAACATTTAAAATAACATTAATATCTGTTAATGATTTTTGAACATCTATCGTACTTTTTACTAATGCCGAAAATGCTCTCTCTACTGTATAGATTAGACCTGCACTCGCACCGAATGCAATAACACGAGCATTAGAAGCATCTAATGATTTTTGAAACTCATTGGCTGCGCCAGTAATTCTACCCAATGGCTGAGTAAAAGCTTTTTCATTTAATCCTTTAAATTTAAAATCACGCCCCAAGGCTTTTTGAATATCTCTTTCAAGTTGCCTTGTATCTGCACCTACAGAAATTGTAGCCGAAGTCCTTGCCATGCCTTATTCCTTTACTACAATAAATTACACGAAAATATTGATAATTATGATAGTTTTACTTATTTAATACCATGCAGTTTCATCAAATCTTGCATATTTAATGTGCCACCTTTTCTTAAGGCTTCTCCATGTAGACTTACTCCTTTTTCATCTGCTCCAATCTTAGCAAGATCTTCCTTTTTAGCGCCTATAATAGATGTTCCAACTGCGCCTTCGCTCTTTTTGTTATCTTTTATATTATTCTTATTGAGTACTTCTTCAGCATTCTTGCTACTCTCAAGCCATTCAATAAGCTTCTCTGGATCTTCATATAATTCATCAGCTGGTTTGTGTTTAGCATCGGAAAGAGCATTTCTAAAGTATCTTGAATAACTGAATACCTCAATTTGATAAAAAGTAAGATGTATTATTGGCTTTCCATATAGATAATATGGGTTATCTTCACACATATTATATAAACTAAGATAAAAAGATGATAAAGCTATTTTTTTTAGATTCTTTTCAGAAAAACTACTATTTATAGCATTGTATATCTCTATTATTTCCGATATATCTTTATTCTCTAGTTCATCAAATTCATTCTCAGAAAAATATCTTTCTTTTAAAAACTTATCCCTAAATAAACAATTAAACATGTAATATTCATTAACCTTTTTATTTGCATAATCCTCGACAGTAAAACCTAAAAGCTCTTTTCTTTCAGATGTTAGTCCTATTAGTTTTAAATTTTCTTCATTTATTTGTTTATTTATAAATTCAATTTCTTCATTCCTAAATAATTTTGATTTTGTTGTTTTAAGATTAGAGATATAAGATCTTATCTTTTTTATGTCGTCATTCTTTTCTTTCGACCAAAGTTTTTCTAGGATTAGATATTTTTCTTTTTCTTCTTCACTAGGCAAACCATTACTTTTAGCTCTTCTTATAAAATCCTGCCTTTTAGAGTCTATATCACCCGAATCAAAACTTGTATTATGTTTAAAATAGATTTTATTATTTTTATAATACGCTTCTGTATAGCCCTTGAGTATATCAATAAATAGTAATCTTATTTTATTTTTATCTATCGTTTCCAATCATTACTTCTCCGCTTTTTTACCATCTTTATTTATTGCTTCAAGAAGCTTAGAAAATTCTTCTTGGCTTGCAGCTCTACCGATATACCAAAAACTAATTAAATATAATAATTTTTGAAGAGCAATCTTTTCAAGACCTAGTTCTGATTCTTCAATTTCATCATACTTCTTTAGTTTCTCTTCATAAGATCCTTCTCCGAAGAGTTCCTTCAATTTCTTATCTTCTCCTTCAATAAGACTGAGTTGAAGAACCCACCACATAATAGTCTTATTTCTAGCTCTATTTTCTGCAGTTTGTTCGAATAGGTTAGCTTGAGCCATCTCATATTTTTGGATCATTTCTCTTGTTTCTGTCATCTTTTCAATAATGCTAGAAAGCTCACTCTTCTCTTCTTCTGTTCTTAAGGATTCTTGTTTTAAGGATAATTTTTGAAAATCAACTTGTAGATTTAAAAAATCATTATAAAGATCATTATATTGCTTCTGTTCTTCTTCGCTTAAAACTCCACCATCATTATTAAAACGTTTAGCCAATAATGCGCGAGTTAAAAGACCAGCTTTAATTCCTTCAGATAATCTTACGCCATAGAAAAGTTCAGCTTCATCAAAAAGACTACGGGTTGGTTTTTTAATAGCTAGTTTAATTGGAGCAGTAGTTTTAACTTTAGAAGTTACTTTAACTTCTTCACCTTTTTCATTAGTAGAAACCTCAACTTTTTCTATTTCTTTTTCATGATAGATATCAAATTCAAACATTGTTTTCATATTTTTTCTCCATTATTTTCGATTATATCATTTAGATATTTCTTAATTTTTCCATAATAAACTACTCCGCCAATAGTTTTAAGAAACTGATGTTTTTTATTATCATCCCATCTTTGGTATGTTTTAATAAAATTAGGATTTTTAAAAGTTGTTAAACTTGGCATTAATATACCAAAATTATCTTTTAAACTTTTCTGTATACTCTGCACAGATAGATTACCTTCTATTATTTGATCTATGCTAAAATTATAATTTAATTTCTTGCTTCTCATTTTATTGATATATTTAATTTATTAAAACTTTCTTCTATTTCTCTTATAGCATCATTTGCGTTATCGAGTACTCTTTTACGTATTTTTTGATAAGTTTCATCATTTATATTATAGCCAGAATCGCTTAAATCTTCAAGAATAAAAAAGAAATTCTTGTAAATATTTGTAATTTTTCTCTTTATCTGAAAAAGAGTAATATCTTTTATAGGATCATTTTCCATAATCTTTTACCTTTATTTTAAACCTTTAACCTTACAATACATTACACCAAAAAATAACCCCCGCAATTACGCGAGGGTTATTTTATAATATTTAATTAATTATTTATTAATATAAACCACTAATAAACAATCCATTATTTAAGTCTTCTGGACCACCGACTTGAGTACTGAATGTCAATGTTACAGTCTTATTGGCTCCGATATCAGAACTAAATTCTTGACTATCGAGTTTAGCACCCTTAAGTTTGAATTCAGCAACTACAGTAGTATCATTACATACTGGTTTTTCAATTCTAACGACTGGTGTATATGTTGCAGAATCATCACATACAAGACTTGCGAGATTTCCAGCTACCATCTCAGTTACTTGAGCATCAACACTCATGCTTACTGTTAATGGGAAGTCAATTGGTCTTGCAAATGCAAATCTACTGCCAAGTTTTTCGATTGGTGTACGACCAAGATCAAAGCTAATTGTATAACTTTGAACATTCATTGTACTTGTCTTTACGCCACCACCAGTTGTTTGAGGTATAGTTAGAGTAATATCTCCTGGACGAAGAGCGCTAATGCCACTTACTGTAGCATTTGTAGAAGTATTTTGTAATGTAAATGGTAATTGATAATAATTTTCTATCGCAGAACCATCTACAGGATTTACTGCTGGGACATAATTTCCACTTAGTCCTTGTTGGAAATTCATGTTTAGTCCTTCAACATTAATTGTTGTTGTTGGGAAATTACCAACAGAACCTTCTGTGGAGTAGGATGATATAAATCCATTGCCAACTCCAATTACACCGTTTGTTCCACTAGCAATATTATCAAATCCTACTGCGTCACTGCCTTCTGGTACAGTGCGAATGAAATAATTTCTTTCATCTTCTGTTCCATTTAGAAAGCCTGAGATAGCAGAAACATCTTGAGTAGATCCTGCTGTAGCAATTGTAAATCCTAGATTTTTTTCATTGATAAGATTTGCTAAAATATAACTAAAATCTAGAGCTACAGTTGGGTTAGTTAGGATAACACGATCAATTGCAGCTAATTGACCGAATTGATTTACATCAGTACGATCAACTGTAAAACTGTAATTTGCTGTTTGAATTCTTTGAAGTTGCTCTACTAGGTTAGCTCCTGCGTCTGGTACGTTTGTGCTTCCACCTACGCCAGGAGTAAAAGTTCCATAGTGATAACCTGTAGCTGGTGCTGGTCCAGCATATAAAGCTTCAGATTGATAAATTATACGATTTCTTGTTGCCATATTATAAGTTCTCCATTTATTGTTATTACACCTTATTTTTTAGATTTTTACTCTTTTTTATTGGTGAGGTTGACGATTTTGAGCTAATTCAAAATCAATAAAAGCTGTGAAAAGATTAGGGTTTAATTTATTATAGCTATTACTAAGCCTACTGTCAGTTTTGGACACGCTAACATCATTAATATATAAATATTGATAATCTACCTGTTTATTAGCTACCAACTCTTGATAATTAAAGCATTCTCCAGTACAGCTACCAAGCATATTAAATGGCATTTCATTATCATATATTAGTGGCACAAACTGCCTAGATGTGTCTCTAAATATACTAGTAACAGCGTCTAATTTAAATATATTATCAGATAATACTATTGCTCTCACATTAATATATGTTGTATCCATACCGCCAAAAGCTAGCGGTTCATTTGAGCCACCCTGATATTTTAAATATATCACAGGATATGTCTCAACATTTGAGGCTAAACCAGTAGGATTTTGGTAAGTTTGAGGCTTTAATTGAAATTGCGTTTCAAATAAAAGGTCTTCTTCTGTTTCACTTGTCAAATATATATTAAAATCTTTGACTGCATAATTACCGCTTATTGAACTTGGTGTTCCAGCAATTGGTTGACTAAAATATAATTGTCCTTGAGATGCATTAATTCCACTTAGATAATTTTGGCCTACTTGAGTGAATGTTCCGTTTATGTATACTCCACTTATGATATTTGCGCCAGAAATAGATTCATCAATTACCATTTGTTTGAATGGTGCGCCGTAAGTATAGTATCCATAATATCTTGTGTCAATAGGCCAGAAATAACTAGCATGATTTGTAAAAGCTTCCCCTTTACTTAATAGCTTGTTATCAAACCAGAATAGCATGCTTGTCATTGCTATATTGTTAAATTGTATTTTCATTTTACTTGAAACTTTCTATAAAATTTTTATATAAAACACTAAAATATTTTGTTGGTTTATATGATATTCTTCTAATTTTATTTTTACTTTGAATACCTCTACCGGAACGACTAGTAGGAAATAATAAACCATAAAGATAATTACTGAATCCAGATATGCCTTTTTCTATACCCTTTAACCAACTATTTCCACCTTCAAATGGCATTGGAGTATATCCTTTAAGCTCATCTAAAGATGGAGTATAAACTTGGAAATTGAATACATCACCTTTAGATTTAATTGGCTGTACTCTTGTATTTCTATCCACTATGTCTATAAGATTTTCTATTGGTCTATCTCCAGCATCAAATCCAATAAAACTATAAAGATTCCCTTCTCCATTTAATGTATTGGAGATATTTTCAGCTTCTGGGCCATCAGCTAATTCTTTGGAGACTGGATGATCTAAAATTTCAGAGATATATTCCTTTTTTCTATCCTCAAGAATTTTATTAGCTATTAACCTTGCTTCTTTTTCTAAAGCTTTAAATTGAGTAGAAGCAATCTCATTCTTAAGAATTGATTTATTAATTCTACCAGCCATTATTTTGTCTCCTGTAAATAATATTGATAATATGTATTATTAAGATATTTTCTTACTCCTGCTGTCGTAATTTTATTAAAAGTTTTACCATCAAATTGAATATTTAACGTTGTTCCATTGTCTATATAATTTTTAGCATCTTCTTTTACAATTAGGGTTACAATTCCTTCTGTTATATTTACCCTTAGATCGGCTAATAAATCTTCGCTTTGTTTCTTGTTATAAGATATTCTGCCTCTAAATGTTGCTTGAACTGGAATATATTCATAAGATTCTGGAGTAGATTGTAAATCATAACCAAATAGTGGAGTCGTTGCAGGAGTAATTAATACTTTTAATGGTTCTTTATTAACAATAAATTCTCTAGCAAAATAATTGAAAAAATTTTCAAATTCCTGTGAAAACCCTGCGGCAACACTTGGATCTATAAAGCTCATTTTTAGTCTGCATTATATATTGTGCGGATATAATATAATGCATCCCTTTCAAAATCATAATTTCCTGGAATAGTATCATCACCAGCGACTTGTAAAGGAGTAACTTCATTAAGTTCGTATTTATTAACTAAGTCTTGTAGCTCTTTATATTCTTGCTGACGAATTTGATAAAAATTTTTCAAAACTTCATTTTTATTAAGCTTTTGTACACTGCCAAAATCATCTTTAATTGAAGTATAGTCATTAATTGCAAGACTACCAGTGCTTTTTATCTTTAGGTCAAAAAAGTATATAGAATACATCTTTTTAAAGATATATTTCTGTATATCAGTAAGATTTGGAGTAATTTCAAAAGTCGTACTATCAATAGTAAATTCAGTATTTAACATGTTTCCAAGTCCGCCGATATTCCTTCTTACCCATGCGGCTATAGCTGCTATACTAAAATCGCTTGGTTCGCCCATTTCTTCGTATATTTCTTGAGCAATAGATGTAACAGTATTTATAATCATACTTTAAATTACACTTTAAATTATTATAAATTTAAAGCAAAGTTGATAAGATTTCTTCTGTATTAAAGGCTTCTAATATGTTGTATTCGCACTGATGGGGTAATCCAGCGAACTCTTTTTCCATCACTATACCATCTATATTATGAGTAAATATCTTACTTTGATCTTTTGCAACTATATTATTATGTATATTATAGCCTAAAATATCTGGAGAAGTACCTATCCAGCATACAGTTGATGGAAGTAAAAGACTAGCGGCTGCATGTTGAGCGAAAGAATCTATAAATAACCTTCTTTGACTTAGGCTAATTAGACCAAATAATTCTCGAAAATGTGTACTAACTTTTTCAGTATTTTCAAATGAAGTTTGATCATTTCTTGCTATATGGTATATATGATATTTATCTTTTAATTTTTCTATTAAATTTTTGACCAAGAATTCTGGCAGATCTCTAGCCCAGTTGTAAATATGTCCTTCATTTCCACCACCATTAGTTTGGAGTAATAATAAAGGTTTATTTCGATTATATTTTCTTGCTACATCCATAACCTCTGCAAAATTTAAAAATAATTTAGGATTTTCTCCAGCATATTGTAATCCAAACATATTGCACCAAGACTCAATAAGATGCTTTTTCTGCACAACATACTGATGACTTTGATATACCTCATTTCCTAAAAATATAACATCCTTATCTTTTATAAAATCTTCATAAAAATATTGAGCCGAGTTGGATCTATAAATTCTATATACATTTGGATTATTAAGAAATACTTCTGGATATGGACAGATTACTACTAATTTTCTGTCTGGAAAATTTTTAGAAATATTTTCAGCAACAGCCGTTGCCGCTATATGCTTACCAATTCCACCTTGCAGAAAGAATACTACAGTTTTAGACATTATATTATTATATAATATTAATAGTCAGATTCTAAATTATATCTTAGATTATATAAAAATATCTGATCAAGAATATCTGGATTGCAGATTAGATTTGATACTTTTTTACTATTAATAAAAAAAGAATCAGAGTTTCCATCTAAATATATATAATGATTATTCTCTAAATAGTTACGAATTTCATCATAAACATGATTCTTTGTAGTAGACTCAAACTGAATTTTTTGTATATTTATAGGTTTATTTCTATTTATTAATGATGATATTATTGAGTAATTTAAATCATTACATTTTATTTTTAAATATTTTATACTTATAATATTATATAGATCAAATATATCTATTAGATTAAAACAATTATTATAATAAATTTTATTAACAGTATATGGACACGTTAAATCTTCAAGATAATTAAAATCTGCATCAATAACAAAACCATACATATCATCTTGAATCTTTGTGCAGATATTAGTATTTGGACTAAAGGATACGCCAATTTCTAAGAAATCTAAATTATTAAAATTCATTTTAGCCTTAAGAAAGTCTGATATTGATATGGAAATTCTAAAGAGAATCTTCTTTCTATATTTGATAAATAAACTGGATTATTTTTATCTTCTATTAGATGTATATATCCTTCTATACAAGGCTCACCCTTTTCTTCCTTTTCTATTTCATTATCCGAAAGTAAATAATTTACTTTCTTATCTTTAAAAGAATTAACAAAACAATTTAAATAATACTGTTCAAAAAGAAGTGGATATGTTATATATCTTATATTTATAATCTGTTTTAATTCTTTCTTAATTTTTTCTAATAGAAAATAATCTAAGTCTATAAAATATTTATAACAATTATCATGAAACGTTTTGGCTAAACTAGGATCTTTAAAGTACATTAATCCACAGTTAATTGCACCATTAAGCTTTGGATTCCATTCTTCGGGTTTATGATTAAAGAATACATCACAAAAATTAACTAATCCGCTATATGTTCTTTCATAATAAGTTTTTTCTAGATTTTGAAAACCAAAATCTCCTTCAAATATGCTATCTCTTAATCTTCTAAATATAAAAATGTCACCATCTAAATGTACAAAAGGCTCATCTTGAAGTGTTAAAGAATATATTTTAGGATATGCCCAAAAAAGATAAGTATCAAGGTTTTGAAAATTATTTAACGTATTTTTAATTCTGATTTTATCTGTTTCAAAAAATTTGAATATATTATGTCCATAATTATCAGTATTTAATTCTACTTTATCAAACCATTTAGCTGACCAAAGCATAGAGTATACAAACATCATAATGAAATTTCTCTCATTATTACAACGAGCGAGATTTTCTCTTATAGGTTTTGACCAAAAAGTGTATAAAGCCTTCAATAATTAATTATATTTTAAGTGTGATTATTAATCTAATTAAATCTTTCTCCAAAATTCAAAATCTTTATAAGCATTTGCAATATCCTTACCTAGTATCTTTTCAGCTTTTAACTGTACAGGCCTAACAATTGAACGGATTGTATGTAAATCTTTTATTCTATGAACATTGTCATCATCTTCTTTTGTTACCTGCATTACATTATTAAAATCATGCTTATAATATTCTAATCCAATAAAATTATAAATATTCCTTAGCGCTGCTTCTGGATTATGAGTTAAATCATCAAATTCTAGCAAATATAATCTATCTTTCAGTCCTCTATCAATTGCATCTTTTAGTCTATTATAAGCAGAACCTAGTGGTTGCCCTGCTTCTGACCAGATTTCGCATCTTCCTTTAATTGTAAGGCTTTTCTCATAATTATCTTTCTCTATGTTCCATTGACTTTGACCAGTAGTATTTCTCCATAATACTTCAAAGGATGCAAGAATTTCATTTATATTCCTTACTGTACAAATTAATTTAGCTTTTTTATTTAAAGCAAATTCGATAGTTTCTATCATAGATAACCATCCGCGACCTTTATCAAATACAATATTTTTATCTGTAAGATAGTAGTTATGTAAAATACTGGCTAAGACATTTTTTAACTGTTCTCTATTTATACCTTCTGCTTGATGTTCAACTATTCTATCCCATTGATTTCTAACCGAAAATAATATTTCAACACAACCGCTTGTAGCCTTCGTAACAAAAAAATCTGGATTTTGAGCTAGTATATTGCAAAGAAGAGTCGAGCCAGATCGTGGTAGACCAGATATAAAAAATATTTCTTTATTTTGCATTTTTATCTATTATATTATAGATTATAATATATATTTATCTAGAATAATTAAAAATTATATTTATTATACTAAAGCTGTACCAGTATATAATGGGAGATAATATGTATTATTATTTACATATATTCTTAAATAAGTTGCTGTAGCAGAATTTGATAATGTTCCAGTTGTCGAACTAGCAAAATGAATCCCTGTCGCAAAATCTAAGGTTAAAGAATGAGGGCTAAAAGAATTATGAATACGATTTTGACCATCGCCAAATACTGCCGCGCCAGAATGAAGAGCATTAATAACAGCACATCTTCCACCTGGGATATAGCTATAAGAGGCAAATGCGCAATTTCTTTCGCCGCCTCCTATTAAGGAAAAACATCCTGTTGCAACATTATCTCCTCCTCCACCAACAGCTGAACCAAATGCTCTTGCGCAATTAAACCTTCCTCCACCAACAGTTGCGCTATCTTCTGTTGCGGAATTATGTTTTCCTCCACCAATGTTTGAAGTACATGCTGTTGCGCAATTATATCTTCCTCCACCAACAGTTGCGCTATCTCCTATTGCGCAATTACATCTTCCTCCACCAACATTTGAACTATATCCTATTGCGCAATTATAATATCCTCCACCAACAGTTGAACCAAACGCTGTTGCGCAATTAAATCTTCCTCCAGCAATTGTAGCAAATTGTCCGGCGCTCTGATTGTTTTCTCCTCCTCCTACTGTTGCACAATTAGCATTTGCACAATTATATCGCCCACCTCCAATTACTGAATCTGAACCCCAGGCACAATTTATTGATCCACCTCCAATAGTTGATCTAATACCAGAAGCTGTATTATTAAACCCTCCACCAATAGAAATATAATCATTTAAAACTGAATTAAATGCACCGCCTGCAATATTTGAATAATTTCCACCTACAAAATTCATACATCCCGCACCAATAAATGAAGATCTACACGAAGAATAGTTGCATTCTCCACCAGCTACTACAGAACTTTCTCCAGATGCGTAATTTCTATATCCACCAAAAACAGAGGCATAATTAGTAGACGTAATATTATTATATCCTCCTCCTATGTTATTATAGGCTCCAAATGTGCAATTTTTATAACCACCACCTATAAATGCAAATTTATTTATAATCTTATTAAAATAACCTCCAACAATGGCACTACAACAACCAAGACTTTCAATACAATTAATGCTACCACCACCAAGGAAACTAGATTGTCCACATATAGTACTCTGTGCGCCACCTCCTATAGTTGCATAGTTTCCAAAAATTTTATTCTGTAATCCACCACCAATTGTAGATTCTGACCCAGAGATACAATTTCCTCTTCCACCGATTAAAGAAGAGTATGCTGTTACTGTTCCAGGCAGTAATATATTACAAGCTCCTCCACCTATAATTCCATAATTTCCAGAGATAATATTACAACAACCACCATTGATAACAGACCAAAGTGAGGAAACATTATTACACATTCCACCTACGATAGATGATGAACCACCTACCGCGCAATTACATATTCCGCCTACGATAGATGATGAACCACCTACCGCACAATTTTTATATCCACCACCAACAGAAGCAAAATTTCCAACTGCACAGTTACGCGACCCACCCGCAACAGTTGTCATATTATTATTTGCTACATTACAATATCCTCCCCCAACCGTTGAATAAGCAGCGGTTGCACAATTACCTCTACCACCTGCTACGTTAGCATAAGTTCCAGATGCAATATTACAATATCCACCACCAACAGTCGAATAATTTAATCCAGCACAATTAGACTTTCCTCCACCAATATTTGCGTTTTGCGCTATAGCACGATTATAATTCCCACCACCAATTGCTGCACTATCTGCATTTATACAATTAAACCTTCCGCCTGCAATTGTAGAAGAATTTCCTAATATAGAATTTCTATATCCTCCACCAATATTTGAGGCTATATTTATTGCGGAGTTACAAAATCCTCCAACAATAGTTGAACAAGCGCCCGCTGTATTACGACTTCCTCCAGCAATTATTGATAAACATCCCTGGGCTGTGTTGAGATATCCACCACCAACTACTGAACAACCAAATGTCGCACGATTATTTTTTCCACCAGCAACATTAGAATAATCTGCAGTAGCACAATTACTTGCACCAGCAACAACATTTGTAAAGTTTGCTGTGGCACAGTTATTATTTCCACCACCAATAAATGCACTAGATCCTATTGCCCGATTACAATAGCCTCCAACTACAGTTGCGCCAAAAGCTGTTGCACAATTCTTGTATCCGCCGACAACAGTTGTAAAATTTGTCGTTGCACAATTACATCTACCCCCTAAAATATTTGTACAATTTCCAAGCGCAGAATTACCCTCGCCTCCACCAATATATGATTTATTTCCTATAGCTAAATTCGTATCACCTCCGCCAATATATGAATTATTTCCTATTGCATAATTTCTATAACCTCCACCGATAGCAGAATATGTTCCACTAGTAAAATTAAACTCTCCACCGCCAATAGCATTTCCAGGACCTCTTAATTGATTACCAAAACCAAAAAATCCTGTTTTAGCAATTAATCTATCTAAAAATCTTACATCTCCACTAACATATGCATTATCTAATCTAATCTCTTGTCTATTATATGCAAAACCTCTATAACCAGGTGATCCTCCTGCGCCCACCTGCCAGTTAGTAAATTTTATTTTATGATACTTGTTATTTAAAATATCATGCATAATAAGATCGTAATTTGTAATATTTGCAAGTGCGAAATTTACTGCATTATATAAAGGAACATAAGATCTATCTTTTATATTCCATAAATTGTCCCAACCATCAGCATTCCATAGAGTTCCAGTTGGAGATATTGGTGTTATAGCATTCCAAACAGATTCGTAAACTGAATTATATAATCCTCCAGCTGCACCACGAGTTATAGATAAATTTGTGTCAATATTATCAAATAATTGAGTTACAGAATTATTTGGCTGAGAAAAACTGATCGTGACACCAGTTATAATTTCATTAATGAAATTTAATATTCCACTTTTATTTATAGTCAATGTATTATTAAATGTTTTATCACCAGATATAATTTGATTACCAGTAACATAGACTACTTGATTAGATAAAGCATATGGAGTTAAATTTACTCCAGTTAAGACTGGATTTCCAGAAATATAGATGTTTCCACCAGAAACATAAATATTACTATCAACTAAATTTATATTTGTACCAGAAAATTGGAATTCACTTATATTACTTAAATCAACTGCATTAAATATACCTGTTCCCTGAACTTCTATATTATTTATAAAACTTTTATTTCCACTAATTGTCTGATTACCAGTAGTATAAACTATAGTATCTGGTAAATTTATAGTTTGAACTTCACCACTTAATAAAACTCCTGTACCATTAACTGTTGGACGAGAATAGAAGTTTTTAACCCCAGATATATTTTGATTGCCAGTATTATAAACTAGATTAGGAGCAATTACTTCTTGAGAAAAAATCCCACTTTTACCTAATAAAGTCTTAGCCTTAAATATATTTGCCATATTTTTGTTCTTTTTATTAGCTTACGCTAAATTGTCGCTTTTAAAGGCGAGCTAAAGAATCTAATAAAATTACACTGAATAATATTATTGTATGCTTGCGAAAGTATGTATTTTTGCGCCCACTTCAGTTAAATCATCAGATAATAAACCTGTATAACCCGTCATATTAATATTACTTATACTTAAACTGTATAATATGTTTCCTGGAACTTCTAATGTTGCTTGAATTTTAGGTATTGAACTAAAGGATACTGGATAATTTATTTGATAGGCATCTAGACCAGGAGTTAATGATGTTGTAAATATCTGCTGGTTAGATAATATTGTATTTATTTGATTTTGAAGACTTGAGCCAGTTATGTTTAAATTAATTATTGTAGCATATGTTGAACTAGCAAATCCACTATAATTAGATATATCTTGTTTTGATGCGATTTTATTTAATGTTGATAAATCACTCGCTCTTGTAGATATACCGAAGACAAAATTATCACTATGATCAAAACCAATTATTGGCCCAGGATCATTAATTCCAGTTAATCCTGAGCCTGTTACAAAGAATATACCGCCATCAACTGCTCCGCCAGTTAGATTTAAAAGTATATAAGGACTTTGAACATTAAAATTTTGAGTACTAACAATAGTTTCTGTTCCAGTTACAGTAAGATTATTAATAAATACAGTATCATAAAAGTTTTTATTTCCATATATATTTTGATTTCCAAAAGTTAAGACAGAGACTCCACTAAGGGAATTTATTTTACTATCTAAGATAGAACCAGTATTATAAATTTGTAGAGCTAAACTGCTTCCTGTTAAATTTAGATTTGAAATAGTAGCATATATATTCGTAGCCCAACCGCTATAGTTAGCAATACCTGTTGCAAGCGTACTTCCAGTCGTAAATAGATTCGTGGTAAGCGTATTTACTTGCGTCTGCAACGAACTTCCAGTCAAAGCAAGATTCGTTGCAAGCGTACTTCCAGTCGTAAATAGATTCGTGGTAAGCGTATTTACTTGCGTCTGCAACGAACTTCCAGTCAAAGCAAGATTCGTTGCAAGCGTACTTCCAGTCGTAAATAGATTCGTGGTAAGCGTATTGATTTGTGTCTGTAAACCGCTACCAGTTGAAGCAAAACTTGTTGCTAGTGTATTAATTTGTCCTTGAAGTAAATTACCAGTAATCAATAGATTTGCATTTGTTGCAAATTGATTATTTGCCCATCCACTATAGTTATATTGTAACAAATATAGATTATTTCCTGTATTAAATAAATTTAATGTTAATAGATTAATCTGATCTTGGAAATATCCACTATTTCCAGATATACATAAAGTATTATAACTTCCACTATACACAGTTATTCCATCTTGTCCAGATAGATAAATTACTGGAGCATTTAAATCATTTATTCCACTAATATTACCTTGAAGTCCTTGAGGTCCGACAGGACCAATTGGACCAGCGGGGCCTTGTGGCCCAGGAAGAATAACATGAGTTCTATAATCTATAGAAGGTGAATCTGTTGTAGATTCAATCGGTGGTGGTAAATTAACATGGGCATTTACTAATGTTGATGGTGAAGATACTTCAACATTTGTTCCATTTGAAACAATAACATCAACATTGATTTCATCCATAAATTAAAAAGTTGTAACTTCTGGACTAACAATAAATTTACCTCTTAGTAACTTAATCGAATTTCCAGTAGGAATACCATAAGGAAATCTTTCAATATCATAAACAAAAGTACCTACTGGCATATATGCCATTGTATATGAAGGAACATTAATATTTATTAGACCAGAAGGATAATATATACCATTAATTCCACTATTAATAACTGGATTAAGATTTATTAAAAATCCAGAGATATAATTTCCAGAAACATCTAGCGCTGGAGGAGAACCAAAATAGGCATATTTTACTACGCCTCTTACATCGTAGCCACTTAAATTAATTGGGTTACTATATTGATCTTTTACCGAAAGAGTAATTTGAAGATTATCACCTTGAATTGTGCTTATATTATATGAAGTTGCCATATAATAAATTACACCAATTAAAAATAATTAAAAAGAATTAATATAAAAATGGAATATAAATTTTTCCGTAAGTTGGATCATAAGAAGATATAATCCCACTTCTTGTACCTAAACTTATTTTAATTCCAGTATTAGATATTGCGTTAGTTAAGTCTTCTGGATTCCTACCAGTATAACCCATATATCCTGTAGCAACCCATCCAGTTTGTGGTGTTGTTGTACTTGGGATAGAATTATTAATATAATATACTCCACTAGAATATTTATCTATAATCAACCAAGTTGGGTTAAATTGAGGATTTGAATGATTTCCATAGATTACCGCTACTTCATCATGAGATGAGTAAGCTATGGTTCCGAAATTATTAAAATAGTTTGAAGTATAAGAGCTTGAACTATTAATCTTTTGCGTAGGGAAAAATCCTGTAAACTCAGAAGAATATTCAAATGTTGGAGCAGGATCATAACCAGTAATTGTATTAGCGCCTGTTCTTATCCAATTTGATGTTGGGAAAACTCCAGTATTTGTGCTTTTATTATAGAATAATACGCCAAGACTATTCTTTGGAGAAATGATCCAATTACCAGTTACTGGTTCAATATCTCTACTAAATAGAATTTCAAAATTTTGATTACTTGCTTGATAGTAGTTGTTTCCATAAATGCTATGCAAGCCTTCATAATATAAAGCTGGTTGTTTTCTAAAAAATCCTGTAAAGTTATAAGCATTTGGATCACTTGTATTTAATCCACTGAATCCACCATAGTATCTATCTTCTTTTCCAGAATAAGCAAAAGCTTGTAATTCTATTTGCGCGGAGAGATTAGTATAGTTAGGATCGTTTATAACATAAGATGTAAATACTCCACTATTACTTAATCCATTAGAAGAATTTAAATAGTTATTTAGATCTGAGACTATCGCAATATTTTCATCATTAAATTTTGCTCTATTAAAAGAGTTTAATTTTATATCAGATGGTGTAATTTCAATCTTAGAATCAACCGAGGCGATGTTAATAGAAGCTACTTTAAAGTCGCCAGTAAATTCATGAGATATACCAATAAGTATAGAATTATAATCTCCGCTTCTTACGATATTATTATTTCCAAAAACATAATTTTGTAAACCAGAAACAGAGTTATTATAGCCAATTATGCTGCAATTTATTCCAGAACTTAAAGTATTATATCTACCAAAAATAGAATTAGAAGAGGATCTATCAACTTCATTATTTGTGCCAAAGATATTTACATATTCGGAATTTTCTATGATATTTATAGAACCATTAATATTACTATTAGAACTATTAACTCCGTAGTTATTGCTTCCTACGATAAAAGAATCAGAGAAGGAACCACTATTAGAATTATAATCACCAAAAACATCTATATTCGACACTCTATCTGAGAAGTCATTATCATAACCTACTATAGTAGATCTAAAGTCACCAGTATTTACTATATCATTATAATATCCTATCAATATGGCTTCATTTGAACCAGATAGAGTATTTGATTGACCTACAATTATAGAACTATTTCCATTTGTACTTGAATTATCATTTCCAAAAATTAAAACATTTTCACTTCTTGTTATATCGCTATTTTTAGATACATTAAATATTCCAGTAGAAGAAGAGATATTATTTGTATCACCTAGAGAAAATATTGCTTGTGAATTACTAAAGGTATTCGAATCGCCAAGCGAATCAACATATGAAGAGTTTCCTAGTGAATTTGAATCACCAATGATTTTTATGTATTCACCAGTATTAACTATATTGTTATCTCCAAAAATCTTAGAAGAAATTATAACAAAATTTAAATCATTTAATTGACCAATAACATAATTATTATCTCCACTTAATGATAGTTGATTGTCATTTCCTAATGTATATTGATATAAATTAAATGGCGAATTTAATGCAGAGATTGAGTTGCTTGTTCCTATAGCAAAACTAGAATCATTAGATGCTATAGAATTACTTTGACCAATATTAAAACTATTGTATCCAGATGTTTGATAATTTAAGCTACCGATATTAAAAGAAGGATAAGTTTGCCAAAGTGAACCGCTCAATCCAATTATATTATTGCCAACTCCGATGTTATGACCTTGATAAGTTCTATTGTATCTACCAAGATCAATAGTTGCCATCTCAAGTTTTTTATTTAATCTTAAATCTCCTGTAATTAAAAATCCTGTAAGTGGAAAATTTCCACTACGTAAAAACGTTTGTATACTTAGTTCGTCAACTGGTAATTCTACATACTTATTTGATAATGCATTATAGACTTGAATGTATAGATTGCCAGTAGTAATCATTATACTATAATTACACTTTATTTAAAAAAAATTTTTAAAAATAATTACTTACCTTCAGAAAGAACATCTTTAGATTTCTTATCTAAATTTACTGAATTATCTATTGTTTTTGGAACATTAAATGTAGAAACAAATTTTTTAAATTCTGCGACTAATCTTTTAGTTAGCATATCTCTATTATCAATAGGCACAAGACCTACTTTATTAGCATGAGCTTGAAGATCACTTTTATTCATTTCATTGATAAAATTAATATATTCTTCGAGGTTAGTTGTCTTATATTTACTCAAGCCTGTATCACCCCAAATTTGGTCTAAACTCTTATATTGTACATTCTCTAATTTTCCATGAGTTTGGGAAAGTTCTTCTATTTTTCTTTTTCTTGGCATAATATTCTCCTTATTATATTATAATTCTAGACTATTAAATGTCTAAACTATTTATCTAAAAAAAAGACCCAGTAGGGATTAACCTACTGGGCCTTTAAATTTAATCTAATTATTAATTAGACTAGTAAGCCAACGATTGCACGAGCATCGATACAAACGCGACCTTCTTCGAGAGAACCGTAGAAACCAGTTTTCTCTGAACGGGCAACGAATTGATCGTCTGGAAGAACAGTGAATGTTCCACCGGATTCTGCTTGACGAGCGAGTGGGCGAATAAATGCTTCTTTGCTTAGATCAAGACCGATAGCAAGCTCTTGAGTAACGCTATTGAAGGCTTGTGCGCCTTTGAATGCGTTAAATAGAGCGCTATATTTTTGACCTACGCCTAGTTCAACCAATTCATGGATAGTAACACCATAAAGTGATTCTGTTCCAGCATTGCGGTAGATTTCTTCACGGACATTGTCTGGAAGATTTGTACCAGCAGCACCAGTTGTGGTGAATGGTTGGTAAGCAAATGCGCGGATATCAGCTTTGATCTCTGGACTTACGAATAGATCGGTTAATCCATAGGAATCAGTTGTTGTACCACCAGCATAAGAAGTATTAATTCTTTTTACTAGGGTCATTAGACTGTTGAGATCAGATAGTTGGAATGTGCCAGCTGTTGCAGCGGTTTCAATATGGCCACCGTTTACGCCGTTATTATTTCCAACTGCTGGAGTACGAGCTTCAGCAAGGGCTTTTAGAACTACTGCCCAAGCATTACGTTCTTGTTTTACAAGAACTTCATTGCTCATTCTCTCAACTGCTTTACTTACTACGTCGAGACGACCACGACGAGCATAGCGTTTTAGGAAGCTTACAGCACTATCTAGACGATAGGTTGAAACTTTCAATTCGCTGAAACCTTCTACTGTTGAAGAAGGAAGACCACCTGCTACATTTTGACTCCAAACTGTAACATAGTCTTGACCTTGATCGAACCATAGATCGAGAGGAAGACTTGGATTATCGTCTTCGTCGTATGGTGCGTCAGAGTAGATTGCACTGGCTGTACCAGCTTGCATTAGAACCTTACTTACGACTGGTCCAATGAAAGCGGCAAAAGCTTCAGAGGCTTCACGAGCTACTGCAACATCTCTGCTGCCCATAGCTTTTACAAGCTCAACTTGTTCTGGGGTATTTTTTAGTTTGATTTTCATTTTCTATATAATCTCCTTAAATTAGAAGTTGAGTTTGATTAGAGCAACGCCATTTACTGGTACGCTGAGTAGTGTGCCAACTTTATTGCCTGGGGTTGCACCACCGGCAGTGCTATTGACTGTACTTAGTTCACCTGCATTTAGGTTACTTAGATAAACTCCTGCACCAACTGATGCAGAACCAATTTCAGTTCCACTATAGACTACAACGCCTTTAGTTAAAACTGGAACGCTTTGGCCACTAACTACTACGTTTTTCTCAGCGGCTTTACGTGGATTGAAAACTAGTTTCTCACCATTTTCGTCTAGCTCTTGAGTACTTATTAGAGTGATACCAAGGGCAGCGTCACCAGAGGTTGCTGCGGTTACTTTTGCTGTTAAAGCATAACGATCAGAAACTGTGTTTGCAAAACCAGCGCCTACGAGACCAGCTAGATCAACTGGTACTGCTCCGAGGAAGCCTGTGCCTCCTGGAGTTGTAGAGGCTACGATTGGTTGGAAACCATTTCCGATAACTTTTACTACTGTACCTGCAGTGGCAATAACGCCATTAGCGTCTTGTTGTCCACTATAGGTAAATAGGTTGACTACATCATGTTCGCTGTAGTCTCTGAATGGTCTTAGTGTATGTGCCATATTATTTCTCCTTATTTATTAGTTAATATCAAATCCTTCAAAACCGAAAGCTTTACTATACTTTTCGCGTAGTGAAACTTCAGCGGTTGTTGTTGAATTTGGGATTGAAGTCTTTTCAACGTTTGCGTTGTCTAGAACTTCATCTACAACTTCGGTTGCAGATTGTTCAGAAGATGTCGAGGCTTTTACTTCCTCTTTAACTTCAGAAGCTTTTGCTTTTTTCATTTCTTCTTCCATCATGTCCATTTTAGCTTTTTTAGCAGCTTTATTCTTGTCTTTCATTAGAACTGCCATTTTCTTCTTGTATGCGGCAAATGCTTCTTCGTCTAAATCTTTAATATCAGTTGCGAGAATTTGACGGTCTTCATCAGATAGATCGAATTCTTCATCAAAAGAAGCCATTCTTAAATTGAATGCTTCTTCTTTAGCTTTAGCAACTTTCTCTTCTTCGAGTTTAGCAAGAGCAGCCTTGAGTTTTTCAAGTTCTTCTTTTACTTTTTCACTCTCTGTGGAAAGTGCTTCATATTTTTCTTGAGCAGCTTTAATAGCAACATCTTTTTCATTCTTTTCTGCTACGAAAACTTCAGAAGCTTTCTTTAGCTCTTCTTGAATGAAATCTGTTACGCTAGAAGCTGTGACTTGCTTTAATAGCTCGTCAGTAATTTGATTGATATTTTCTATTTTCATAATTATTCTGTTTATAACTCCTTCTTGGTTTACAGTATTTTCTGTATTTTGTGAAATGTTATTTTCACTATTATTAGAGGACTCAGACTCTTCTTCTTTAGATTTAAATTCAATAACTGCTATTTTATCCTCATCTTTTACAGCTACACCTTGTACATCTGCAGCTGGATTCGAAGTTAATCCTATACCTAAAGGAATAACATCTCCTACTACTTGACGATAAATATAGGTATTATTGTTAATTTTACCTGTTCCTCCAAAAGCTTTGAGATTTTTACTTAATTTATCTTTCTCATCCTCATCTGTAACAAATTTAGCATCTTCAAGATTTTTATTATTATTATCTAATAATACAAGATCATACTCGCTAAAACCAAGTTCCCAAGAAGCACTTACTTTCATATAATTTTCGCTAGAAGGATCATTGCTCTCTTCAATAAGATTAGCTAATTGAGGATTAATAATTTTCCACATTACACCACCAAGAGTAATATAAAATGGCTCTTTCATTGTTTTAACGTCTAATTCAGCAAGAGATTCATTTGATCCAAATTTACTAAAGCTAGCAGTTAAAATACAGCCAACTACTCTTGAACGATCATGCTCAATATTAATTGGTTTATTAATAAAATTATTTACCATTTCAGCAGCAGTAGCTGAATTTATAACGTCACCATTTTTATTTACCCTATTAACAACGCAAGCATCAAAAGCTATAGGTAGTAAATCTATGTTTTTATTTGTATCAATATCTGGTAAAAACTTCTTTAAATTGCTCATAGAAGCAAGAGATAGATATTTATCCTTCTCTTCGCTAACTACTGGCTTAATATGAAGATTAGCAAAAGTTGTATTATATTTAAATTGCATAATTAAACCTCGAATGTAAAATGAAAGCCGTCTTGTTCATCATCAAGATAAAGTTCATCGGCACTAGTAAAATCAAAATCATTTAGATTATAATTTTTAATATCTTCGTCTGCTTGATTGAAATCTTCGTCATTAGGTTCAAAATTTGCTTCAATTGTATAATCATTTACAGAGGCACGAGCAATATCACTATCCGCTTTACGATAAGCATCTTTTACTGGTTTACCGCTAACCATTCTAAGAAACATATTTACTCTGGCCATTGCCCATTGACCACGAGTTTTTCCTGGTCTATGAGAAGAGGAAAAAGCGCCAGCGCCACGACGATATACCTTCTTTAATTGACCTAATGTTACTTTCTTTTTATATTTAGAATTATGCTCTTTTACTTTATTTTTTAGAGCTTCAATTACTTTTTTAGAAAAATCTATAGCTTTATCGCTTTTAGTACCAGCACTTCCTGGTTTATTGCGACTAGAACCTTTACGGCGTTCACTTGGTTTAGCTGGTGTCTGAGCAGAAGATTTTGGACCACGCCTTTTGGCTTTAATAAACTCAAAGCCATATTGTTCTGAATCGTAATTCATATATTTAATAATATTACACTCTAATTTAATTAATTTAAATTATTTTTTATTCAATTCTTCTGTAATATCGTAGGCTGCGCCGCTAGTTGGTGTATCTGGATATTTAGTTGGCAATTCGTGACTCTCGTAATTTGGTTCAGAGCAAGAAATTAATAGAAACAATGGTAATATTAAAATTAATCGCATAATAAATATTACACTTTTAATTATGACTTAAATTTATCAGAGATTATCTTATCTGTCTTCGATATATTATCTTTAGGATTAACTAGAACATTAGCTAAAGCTTCTTCTACTAATTTAGCTTCTGCATCTCTTCTGCGACTCATACCTTTTTCTATACCGCCACCTATCCATATCCTTTTCATTTTTCTTATTTGATCAGCTATTTGAGATAAAGTTCTTTCATCAAAATTCTCTGTTCTCACCATAACATCACGAATTACTTTCATTTCGCGGCGACGATCTCCTTCGAGGGCTGCTCCTCTATTAAATACAAGACTAACTAAACCACCTTTTGCATCTTCTGGTAGTTTATCAAAATTAGGAAAAGTTGCGCGAGTGAGATCATAGAATTTCCTTACGGTTTTATTCATGAATACTTTTACTGACATTTCCCAAGGTATAGTAATGTCTTTTAATCTACGAGCTAATTCTTTTGCTTGATATCCTTTTACCCCAACTACTCTATATAAACGATCAAAAGTTTCTTTTGGGAGATCTTTCCAATCATTAGCAAATTCTGTTTTATTTACATATCCGACATCATAACCTACCCCTATTGTTACTCCACTTTGCTCTCCTGGCCATGTTGGATTTTTTAAAAATTTATTATAATAATTTTCACCGCCACCAACTTCAAAGTCAAAAATGAGTTTAAGAGATTTATCGTTTAACATTTATTAATTATTTATTTTGTCTATTGTTTTATCTATGATATTGTCTGCTGGAACTTTTTCTTTTAACCAAGAATTCATTACTCCAAAATAAACAAGATGTTCATTATCAATTAGAAATAGGTCATTCCCATAACGATCTTTATATGGTTTAACACCTGCATCTTCCACTAATTCAATAGCTTTTTCTTTTTTAAACTTTACTTTATACATTTTAATTAAATTATTGTATCTTTCTTTAGCTTGTGAAGTAATAACTGCTCCGTTATCAAGAAGAGCTACTAAACCGCCATTATCTTTATTATAATTCACTGGAGTAGAAGCATCGTATGACGCAGTACTATCTTGTATTTTATCTGGTGTTATTGTAGCGCAACCAACAATAAAAAAATTAAGAGCCAATATGCTTGCGAACTTCTTCAAGATCTTTCTCCTTGACTGCTTTTTCTATTTCACTTTGATGATCAACTTCTTTTTGAGCTTGTTGGCGATCTTTCATCTCTTTGGTATTTTTTGCACCAAAGACGTTATTGATTGCTTCAAATATTCCACCAACAAGTCTAACAACTGCACCAAAAAGTTCTGTCACTTACTCTACGTATTCTGCCGTTGCGTCTTTACATCCTGCTGCGATAGCATTCAGTACTTTTACGGCTAGAGCTGCGTCTCCATTAATTTTAGCGAATTGCGCTGCATAAATATCTTTAACTGCTGTTATATATTTTGCCCAATGAGTTTTTTCTGCTGGAAGATAATCCATAAGAGCTTTTTGTAACTGATCTGGCGTTGGGGTAGATCCTACTGTTAATCCTTCTACTATAGTAGAAACATGATTAATCATTTTAGCTTTTTCTTGACGATCTTCTGCAGAAAGAGCTTGTTCGAGAACAACTGTACAAATTAAAATTGTTGCTGGTTTAATATAAGGTAAAGCGTTCTCTACTGCGGTTGTTCCGCCTATTTGATTATCTACACCAGTATTTGTTGTAGAGCAACCTACCATAAAAATACCCATAAGGGCAACGGCAATTAAGTTTAATTTATTCATATATTTTCTCCATGTCCTATTTCTTTCTTTATTCTTTTTTTGGCTTCTTTTGTTTGAGCTACTTTGCCACCAGTAACAGCAGCATCTTTAACAGTAAGAGCAAAAATGATACCACTAACAACGGCGATTAGTTTAGAAATTCCAACTATATATTCTTCAGCTTTATCTGGTAAAAATGCTACTAACGAATTATCTCCGTGAATTGCAAAAGCTGTTGCTACGGCTACGACTGTTATAATCCCCGATGTCGAAGATCTCCAATTTGGGCCAAATAATTTAGATAGCATAGTCTTCATAATAGATTACACTATATTATAATAATATATATTTTTAAAATCTAATATTAATTATAATAAAATATCATCTAGTTCAGCTAAAGTATTTGCGGTTAGGATTCTACTTTTGGCAGTTAAAAATCTATTTCTCCAAAATTCTATTTTTGATTTTATTTCTAATAAACGTTCTTCATCATAAATTCCCAAAGCAGCATTAATTTGAGTAGTCTGATCAATGCCTTCGATTACTAATATGTTATAGTTTGTTTGTTCTCTATAATCATTAATCTTTGTGGTCTTAGTTGATTCTAAGTCACGATTATCTATTATCTTACCATTTTCAATTATTCTTCTATCTTTCATAAAAATTTACATTCTAGGTATAAAAAATACAGATGGCGCAGTTGTTCTAGATCTATAAGCTGTAGAAGCTTGTCCTGCGGTAACAAAATCTAATTTTCTGTTAGTTCCTGCTAATGCAGTAGGTAATCTACTGCCAGCTGTGACGGTAGTAATTAAATAAGCATCAGTTACGTCTTTATAAAAAGGAAGCAATCTATCTAATCCACCAACAGTTGCTCTAGTATTAGTATTAGTAGTCATTGAGCTTACTGCTGTTTGATATAAATTTGCATTTGCTCCAAATGGCATAACGGCTCCCCAATACATACCTCTACGCAAAGAAACAGAACTAGTTGTACCTCTTAAGATATCTCCAGCTACTGTAGTAGCAGCTGTTAGATTTCCATAAACTAATCTTGAATCTGGTAATCCATTTATATTTGCCCCATATAATCCAATATCAACATCTATTGGTGCGGCGTTTGTTCCAGCTAAACATCCTCCAGAAATAATTGTGCAATTTGCAGATACCCAAAAAGGTGATAAAAATAAAAATTGTGATGTGCAAGATAAACTCGTTGCACTATTAGTACCATTAGAAAACCAAAGATATGGCTGAGTTGGAGTATTTAAATCTGTTAAGGATGGTATTTTATTTATATATTCAAATTCATCATTAAAAATACTTCCAGTTACAAGTACTCCAGAACTACTCATTATTACTGCAACTTTATCTAAAGTCGTTCCTCCAACATGGAATTCTATATTTCTTCCTGGAGTTTGAGTTCCAATATCTAAATTTCCACCATTTATAAATAAATAGCCATCTAAACCAGTTCCATTGGTAAAAGCTGGATCATTATATCCAGAATTATTTATACCTAGATTAATATAATTACTAGTATCAGTTCCATTATTAGCTGTAATAACTAAATCTGCAGTAGCATTAGTGCCAGTTGCTCTATTTTGGATATTAAGCTGAATATAGCTATTTCCACTACCAACTACTGATAGAGGATTATTTGGTAATGCGAGTGGTATTATTCCAGAAAGCGAAAACACGCCAGAGTTAAGAAATGTTTTATTCCCACTTATAATTTGATTACCACTGGTATAAACAATATTTGTTGCATTAATTGTATTAACGCTAAGATCAGCGGTGCTACTTTTAAATTGTTTTAACTCATTACTTTTTATTGATAATAATGAATCTGTAGTTAAATCTATATTAGACGTTGTTAAAAAACTATTTACATTTTTGTTTGCCATAATATATAATTATATACACTTATCAAATTAATGTTCTAATTAAATTATCGCCTAAAGTATAGACAATAGAATTTTCTGTAGCAGTTAATTGATAGTCAACAGAAGATTCTGTGCCTTCTAGCGTACTTGTTGCATTACAATATAATACATTACCACTAGCAAAGATTCCTCTTCTTCCAAAATCTGGGTCAAGATCAAAATTAAAGCTCAAAGTGGCAGTTTTATTACTACCAATTGAAGAATCATAATTTATATTATTAAATCTGCACCCACTAAATATGAACCTTGTTGGATAAATTCCGTTATTATTACTACTACATTTATTAAAATTAACTATAACATTATAGTTATCATCAGAATTTAGAGTATCAAGAAATGAACCGCTTAAATTTTCTTTTACAATAAAACTAGTATTTAAAGTTCCATTGATTGGAAATTCTATTTTTCTTAAAAGTGGTAACAAATAATTAATAGAACGATAAGCTTTTCTATTAAAATTCAATGAAAAATCAAGGCTTTGAATTGTATCTGTATAGAATGCTACGCCAGTATTATTTGTATAAAAAGTTACACTTGCATCTCCTGGCAATAAAATATTTTGACCGCTAATCTCTGGATCATTATAATTTAAACTTTTTGGAATTATAATCTGATCTGATTGATTCTCTGCAAAACCTGATCTTAAATTTAAAATAGAATATTTAATATTTGATCCACTTAAATAATATGTAATATTATCAGCTACATAACTTTGATTTACCTCTGGTAAATTACCAACTGCTGTACTGAAAGAATATTCATTCAAATATGCATTTTGAAAATGTAAAATTCCATAATTTCTTGAATTAGGATCAAGTACATCATCTAATCCAGTTGGATCTATAGAATAAATTGATAATGGATAGTTTTTGAAAAGATCATTATCATTTTTATTTATAATAAGATAAAAATCCCTTTTATTTAATAAGGGATTGTTACTACATAATCCAGAGAACATTGGGGCTTGAAAACTTGATTTAAAATCTGCAACATTAAAATCTAATCTATTTTCATTCGTTACTCCATCTGGAATATAAGAGAAATTAAATGTAACCTCTGGAGCTAATCCTTGCCCACGAAAAATATTTTGTTTTTGTCCAAAACCTTGAGCATCAAGTTCATTCTTTTGAATTGCATAATTGAATGATTGTACTTTTTCTAGCTTTTTAAGTATTTGATAACCACTAAGATAATAATCAGAGGAAGGATTTTGTTCTCCAGAATATGGACCAACAAATAAGCCTTCTACATTATAGATGATTCTATCTCTAGCCATTTACCTTAATCCTTATATAGGATTACACTTTTATTTGAGTTTATATTTTACCAAGTAGACATTGCGGTTCTTGTCCAATTTGAACCATTATGTCTATAAAAATAATTATTATCAAAGGCTAATTGACCACTAACACCAAAAGCTGTATATGTACTAGGTACATATGAATCATTTTGAATGATTGCTCTGTTCTTAATATAGGTTCCACTGATAAAGTCTAATGTTAATGTATTTGGACCAGAGGAAAGATGATCTCGATCTTGTCCATCACCCAAAACAGCTGCACCAGTATGAGTAGATTGTATTTTATTACGTCTTCCGCCAATAATATAACCATGAGAAGCAAAGATACAATTTCCTACGCCACCACCAATAGTAGCGTAATATCCATCTGCAGAAATGCAATTACCTTCACCACCTAAAATTGAAGAACAATTTGATAAAGCGCAATTATTAACACCACCGACTACTACTCCATGTTGTTTGACGCAATTATTTGAACCTCCACCTATAAAACCTGCTGAAGCTGTTACCATATTATTAGATGATCCACCGCCAATAAAACCATTTGCAGAATCAATAATATTATTACTTTGACCACCTCCAATAGATGCAGAATATGTATTTGTTATTTTATTGCAACAACCATTACTAATATTTGAATTACATGCAGTTAAAATTATATTACAACAACCGTTACCAATTGAAGAGAAATATGATTCTGTTGCTGTTGTAACGTTAAGTATTCCCTCACCAAATTGTATTCCTATGCGATTACACAATCCATTATCAATTTTATTAAAACATCCATTTGCTATAAAACTCTCACAACCATTGATGATTGTAGAAGATATTGATGAATTTTTATTATCATAGCCATTGATTACCGTTGAATAATTTTTAATCGCCCAATTTGTAGCACCAGCACCAAGAAAACTTCTGCATCCACCAATTCTATTTTGACTGCCTGCAACTATTGCAGATTCACATGGTGGATTATAATAAACTGTTCCACCAAAATTAACCCCATTCCAGCCATTAAGCTGATTGTATATAGAAGCTGCATCAAAAGGATTTGCTGCAAATGCGCAATTATATTGACCACCAACAATCGTATTTGTAGGTGCGCCAAGATATGTTACGTCATTAATACCTGCCCCTAGAAAGTTTCCACATCCTCCACCGATAAGACTTTGATTACCTAAAATAACATTTGAACATCCTCCGATAATTACATTGCTTGAATTTGCGCATCCAGATATATAATTGAATTCTCCAGCCGTAATGAAGTTTCCATTTCCTAAACGAATACAATTAAAATTTCCACCGCCGATAATACTTCTTGAAGTACTTGCACCAAAACAATTATTAGAACCACCCAATATACTATTATATATTCCAGATATCTTATTAGTTTGATCACCTAAAACAACTGTTCCACTTGTACCAAGACCGAATAATAAACCAGAAGCTGGAACATAAGAATATGTACCATTATATTGTTTTTTAAATACAAAAATATTATCTAATGACATAAATTATGCCTCAAATCTTATCAATGGCGCAAAAGCCCATTGACCATCGGATAAACAAACATATATTCCTTCGCCCAAAGGTGCAGAAGCATCTCCTAATGTAATCTGACCTGGTAATCCAGGAGAAGTTGGAGAAGATGGTTGGTTATTACCTATGCCTATTCTGGCTCCAAGAGTAATATAAGGAACTGAATCATTACCAGTTATACGAACATATCTAAGGTCTAATTGACCAGAATTAGTAAGCTGCTCAGTAAATATTTGTAATCCATTAAATGTGCGCATTTAATAATATTACACAAAATATATAAAAAATATTAAATATAAATTTACCATTCAGAAAGAGCAGTTCTAACCCATTTATTATTTTCTTTACAATAATAAACATAGTTTGCATCAAATACCATTTCACCTTTATTTCCTGGATAATCTGAAGAAGGAATTGTACCTGTAGGTGGATAGAAATTTATATTTTGAAAAGATGCATTTATACTATTAATATTAACATTATTGTCTATTATAATTTCGCCTGCATTTATTGTCCCTTCGGCGGTTAAATCGACATCTACATATACAGAATTTGCTACGTTAATTTGATTAGCATTTAATGTATCTGCATTTAAATTTTGATCAAAATACCAATTTGCCCCAAAAAATTTCCTTTCTTCTGTAGAGAAAAATACTCCATCTAGGTCAGACATATAAATAAATCCATCTGAATCAATTTCAAAATTAGTATTATATCCTTCTGTATTATGCGTTTTTATCTTTAAAGAGTTATCGTCATATACAATCTCTTTGCCCCAAGCATATACATCTTCTCCAATAGTTAATGGATTACTAAAAAACCTAACAGATGCGCCAAAAGTAGGATGACCACTTATGCTAATTGAATAAGGTAAATTTGAGCCTTCGCCAAGAGGTGTAGAATCTGGATTACAAAATAATCCAATATATGGTCTTCCCTTATCAGCTCTACTTTGGCCAGGTAGAGCAAAAGTATAGAAATGCTTCGCGGCAAATACAGGTATTCCATCTTCATCTCTTGCGTTTATTAAATAATTATCTTCAATATTTCTAAAGGTTGGTCCGTTACCAATAAATTTTCTTTTTTGAATAAATAAAGCATTTCCTTGAGAATCGGTATTGTTAATTGTAATATAAGGGTATCTTAAATCTCTTCCATTATCATATAGTCCTTGACCACTAAATATAATTGGATTTCCTTGGATATAAGATATTGGTCCACTAGGAGTACTTGAATCTCCAGTAGAAAGAAAAGATATATTTTCGCTAATAAAAGTTAAATTATTATCATTTATCTCTATACCCGCAGAGTTGAATGGTACATTTGTAAATGAACCATCTTCATTTTGACGAATTAGAAATATATTATTTTTATCCATAATTATACCCATCCTTCAATAATTTCTGGAGATGGAGAATATAAAAGACTAGATTTCCATTTTCCTTCAATTCCATTTCCACTGACACAAATATAAATTCTATTATTATCCCAAGCTACTTGTCCGCTATAACCAGGGGCATACTGACCACTTGGTGTATAATTCGCTCCAATTCTAACTCCAGCATTTAAATTAACTTCGGAATCATTTCCACTAATGCGAGCATATCTTAAGTCTAATTGACCAGAATTAGTTAGCTGTTCAGTGAAAATCTGTAAGCCATTGAAAGTGCGCATGTAAACATTTACACTTTATATGTTATTTTTTACTATGATATAATAGGCTTGCTAGGTAATTTGTAACTTGATGTTCAGAGGCAATCTCTTGAATTTGATTTATCTGATCTTGATTTTGATCGAAAGGTTTTTCGATATACTCTTCTATTTTAGATTTCCAATTCTCTGGAGATTCATTAGCGATAATAATCTCTGATATCTTCTCTGCATCTTCTTTCTGCTGATTGCTTAATTTCTTAACACTAAACTTCTTTCTTACTGCAGACTTAACTTCTTCTTCTAGATCTTGACTAGCTAATATATTTTCTTTTATTTTAGTTACTGAGAAATTAGAACTTGCACCAATTGGAGCTATGTTTTTAGTAGATTGTGGTATTCCAGTAGATCCAGATGGTCTTCCTGCTGGGGCTGCTCCACCACCAATAATTGGTTGATAAAGACCTTGATCTTTAAGTTGTCTAAATTTAAGTTGAGAATCAACTGATTCTTGACTAGTTGGAAGTCTACCACTTTCAATTGCTTGTAAACCTTCTTCTGGAGTAAGTACGCCAAGCTCAATAAGACGATTAAATATACGAGAATATTGGACATCATCTTTAAGATTCATCTCTTCGAAAGATGGATTTGGAAAGTTTTTAAATCCGAGATCTTTACTCATTCTACGAATTTCTGGAATCAAAAATTCATTTAAGAAAACTTCTCTAGCCTGTTTTAGTCTTTCTACAAATACTTGAACTTTAATACTTTGATTTGCAAATTTCTCACTACCAATCAATACGTTATTAAGACCAATTTGAATATCACGATCAACAACTTCATATTTTTGTGGACCAATTAGATTACCAATATCTGGAATTACAAATTGTGCTTTGGTTGTATAATCAGCGATAAGAACTCTACCAACACTCTGATTTTCGAAAAGAGCTTGCATGGCTTGTAGATTCTTTTGATTAACTCCACCTTTATCTGGATCTGTTCCCATCGTAACAAGAAGAACTGCTTGCTGCATTGTTCTTGTGACTGCCATATCCATTTTTTTCATTTCTAATTTCCAATTAATATCATCTAATACTGGGAAACCCATTGGAATAGAAAGTGGCTCGTAATCTTGTTTCTTATAGAATACAGCTGCTAATCTTTTACCATCAAGAGGAAGAAGGATATAAGAGATTCCTTTATTTCTAACTTGCTCCTTAATCTCTGGTGGTAGTGACTCGTAAACTTCTTTATCTTCCTCTGTCTTAGGATCTCTTAGTCTTTCCAACTCGTAATCACTAAGAAGTTTATAATACATATTAAATGCATAGTTCACTGTACCACCTACGTAAACATCTGCTGGATTAATAATTGTATATCGAGCTGGTAATTTAACGCTACCATCTTGAGCAATTGATTTTAGTTTTGATCCAAATGTTTGAGTAACTCTAAGAAGTTGCTCTGGATTTAATGATGTATCAAATCTATAAGTAAATACATTACCACTACGATAATATTCACGAAAGAATTGATCTTGGAAACTTGCAAGATTAATTTTCTTAAAATATGCTTCAAAAAATTCTCTAGCCTTTTGACTCCCACCGCTTAGATATATTGGACTACTTGAAAATTCAGTCATTAGATCAATAGTATTCCTAAATATTGCTACATTATAATAAGCTTTTTGACAAAGGATAATTGCGTCTCTAACGTCTAGAGTCGAAAGATTCTTTACATAAGTCGAATACCTAAAAGGAATTAATCCTGTATCAATATTAGTAAATCTATTGGTTCTTTCTATTGTTGAAGCTGCATTTCTACGAATACCTGTAGCAGCGGCTCTAGCCTCAGACATTTTAATTTTTGGCTTATTAACATCACTTCCATATACCATCAATGGGGTAGCTTCAGAAAGTGGAACAGCAAAAGAAGCTTGTACTTCTTCGATTTTTTTAGATTTTTTACTCATTTAACGTAAATATTACACTTATTTTATCATTATTGGCGTGAAAGTGTTGGATATCTCCTCTTTTGGTGCATTTATTATATCATTATAGCACTTGAGACCCCAATTTGCTAATAAAAGTGCAGAATAATTATCTTTTCTCGCTTTATTTGCTGATGAGCTTCTTTTTAAATGTTGAGGTAAATCAAAAGATTGAGTGCCTCTAGCCGTGGAAGAATGCTCTATAAGAGTGCATTGTTTTTTAGTCTGATAGATAAAGTCATCTTGATTTTCTATAAAATCTAAGGTAGACCAATCCTTCTTCTCTTCACTTTTCATTAAATCTATTGGTATATTTTGATTAAATTGATTTTCAAAGAAAGTGTCATTTGCACATGTTTTGCTTGCGAACCATATCTTTTTATAATCAATAGAAGCTTGAAGGTATTCATTAGATTTTCTTATAAATGTACTTGTAAATACTTGATTAAAAGCAATTTTCTTTGCTTCTAAATTATAGGAATTCCTTGCTCGTTTTATTTCATGATCATAATCTAGACCTTCTAAATCTGAATTAAATTCAAAAGAATTTATTTTAAAATTATTATTTTTAAATAATTCAGATTCATTACAAGCAGAAAGAAATACATCTGCTCCAGCATTATCAAGTATCATAAATACAATATTAAAATTAGTCATTATATAATATAAATACTGAACATGGTTTTTTAAATTTCCAAGGCCAGCATATGTATGAACAAGGGTGCCAGTTTTTGCCTCGTCATCAACTTCTATGACTGCCATTGCAAAATAGTCAGCATTAGGACTATCACTCATATTAGGATCGATTCCTAGAATATATTTTTTACTTGGGAGACCTTTCATAAGAGTATGTGGAGACTGACCATTTGGAATTGTGCATTCTTCCATTTTTTTAGCACTAAAATAACTATCACTACCATCAATAAATCTAGCGCAATATTCTCGTAAAAAACTACTATGACTTGATCCGCCAGCTTGAGCTTCTTCAATAATTGTTTTATCGATCATTTCTTCTGGTAATGCTTCGT